TTAGAACCCTGAACTGCCTGTATTTGATAAGTGACAGACCTGTAAGTAGATGCACTAATAGACATTATAGTTGCTTCACCAGTAGATGTAGTGGTCAATATACCAGACTGAATATCACCAGCAATCAATTCTAAATTAGTAGCAGATACTGGTTCAAATGTAAACTCTTCTTCTGTGGCATTGTATCTTAAGAATCTACCATCTCCTAGATTAGAATCATCTACATCATCTAGTCCAGTAAGAGTGCTACTTCCTAATGAAGTGCTTGCTATGCCAACCCACTTAGAAGTAGCAGACTGATATATTAATAAGTCATTATTGGTGGCATCAAATGTGACATCATCAAGGTCTTTAATGAATCCTGCACCACCTCCACCAATGGTGTATAGCTGTTGCTCTACTCTATTAACAAAGAGTCTATAGTTTGCTGCTAAGTCTTGTAGAGTAGCAAACTTTTGATCTGTAGGAGTAAGAGGATCATCTCCTTGTTTCTCAGCAGGATCAGGAGCTATAGGACGATTATTGACTAATTCTTCTTTTAATACTTCTTGCTTACCTTTTATACTCTCAACAATTTTATAAAGTTCTGCAATATTGACAGTATGAGTTTCTGCTTTATCACTTAACTTCTTAATGTCCTTATCATAGTATTTTACTTCTGGAAGATTAGCAACTTCTTCTTTCAGACCATTAAAGTAGTTCTTGATTTCTTTATTAGAATCACGATACTTACTATTAGACTCATCTATCTTCTTCTCAATATTCTGTTTTGCTTCATTTAGTTTACTTAATACACTTTTCTTTAATAACCTATCATCATCCTTAAACTGATTCCTATGCTCATATATCTTAAGAGCAGTCTCTTTCAACTCCTCATATATCTTATCCTTAGTTTCTTGTAGATACTTCTTTACTTCCTTAATCTCAACTTTCTTTTCAAAATCCTTAGTGTCAAAGGTTTCTGTTAGATTGTCTATATCCTGATTAAATGTATCCTTAAGAGTTCTAAGATTATCATTAACCTTTTCAAAATCATCATCTATGACGCTAAAAGTCTTCCCAATCCAAGAGAAATCAGGAACTTCATTTACTTCATTAACCCACTTAGGGAACTTAGGGATATCTGCTCTAACACCTTCTATATTTTCTTTAAGTGATTCTATCTCATCTTCATAATATCTTACTTCAGGAACTTCTGGAATACTTTCCTTTACTTCCTCTATATGTGTCAGCAGTTCTTGAAGTTCATTATCATATGACTTTATCTCAGGTATCTCAGGAATACTTTCTTTAACATCATTGACTAAACGTAATAACTCAGGCCAAGGTGGAACTATATCCTTTACTTCAGCAAATACTTCTCCATTAGCATCTTCTATAGTTTGTACTTCCTCTTCTACTTCAATATAACCTTCTACTGATGGTAAATCTTCTTCTTCTAGTAGTTCTGTAATTGACGGAAGTTCTTCAGAACTTTCTGCAAAGTCGTCAATCGATGGCAAATTTTTATAGTCGTCAGACATGTTATGAGTATTCTAGTACTTTGGGATTTCTCTCCCTATGTTTTATTTATTATCTTCAAGATTAACAGACTTGAGCATCTTTGCTAACTCTGCTGTAGAACCAACAAAAAGTGAATTGTTAACTGTATTAGGTCCTTTGGATGCTTTCTCTTCTTCTACATCTTTCAATTTCTTCTGTAAGTCCATCAACTTATCAGTAGCATCAGATACACTCTTAATCAACTGACCAGCAACTTCATATGCTCTTGGCATCTCACTCTCTTGAGCAAGTTCAAGAATACCATTAATTGCTTCCTGACCCTTTTCTATGATGCTATAAAGGTTGCCACGAGTATACTCATAGTCTTTTTCAATATCATTTCTTTCATGTCTTTCTGGTTTGGTTATTCCAACTTCAGTAGATTCAGTAGGAACTATATCCCCAGAAACATTAAAAGCATCATCTAGTTCCTCAAAGTTTTTAGTCATTAGATAGTTCCATCAAAACCAAAGTCATCTCCAAATTCTATAGCAGCATTATCTGTAGTTGTGATGACTTTAACTTCTGCTCCATTTACATGGTCTGTAGCAGCAGTGTTGTCTTGACCTCTTCTAACAGTTAATGCTGTTCCAGAAATGGATTCAACATACATTTCCTCCTGATCTATGTATATGTAATTGGTTGCTTCAATACCACTAGCACTTGTTACATTAATAATAGCAATACTATCATCTATATTTTCACTTAAGTTAGTAGTGACTGTATCACCATATGCCTTGGTTGCTCTAGGTACAACACTGTAAGTAACTTCCCTAGTTGGAGTAGCTGTCTTACCACCAGCAACATATCCAATAGAAGCCTTCTTGATAATATCCTTGGATACATCTGTATTGACTGGACCAAAGAAGTATGTCTTAGCAGTAAATCTCATAGTATAGATAAGTGCTCTTCTAGTAGAAAAGTCACTTTCATAATCATCACTTGTGGTAATAGAATTTAAGACTATAGGAATATCCCTCTTTTCTCCAATAGTATCAACTAGATCTACTGATACAGTATAAGCAGGTTGAAAGTATGGAAGAATTTGCTCCACTATCTGAAGCATATCATCATTCAACTTAGTAAATATACTAAGTTCAAAATCAAGATTATATGGTACAGGTAGATATGTCTTTGCTATTGTACTCTTATCTCCTTTAACACCTTTTAAGAAAGTTTGTGTAGTTGTAGATTTTCTAGAAGGATCATAACTAAGTCCATTAAGTTCAAAAGACATTCTAGGAAGACTGATTTGAACTGGTCTGTTTAGATCAGGTACTTGCTCCAGTCTTGCTAAAAACTTTTGAGTAGGTCCATATGCCAAAGGAACCTTGGTTGAACTAATTACAGAATCATCACTATTAGTATGCTGTATATTGACGTTATTAAAGATAGAACCAAAGGAAATAATGGTTCTCCTCATTATTTCGTGATAGAAATATTCAAACATTGTTACAATCCTAGTGTATTATTTATGGCATCCCAAATGGGTTTGTTTCAGTGAAGTCTATAATGTCATCTGCTGCACTTTCAATTGTAGTATTTTCAGCAAATCCATCATCTGTATTAGACTCAGAAACCTTCTGGTATTCATACTCAGCACCAGATGTACCACCTGTAATAACCTCACCATCATTAAATGCACCACTGATAATAGAAATCTTGAGTTCCATAGTAGAAGCATCCCAAGATTTAACTCTACCAGTAGAACTAGTAGCAGCACCAGTTACTACTTCATTAAAGACATAGTTACCAGAACCACCCATATAAGGTGCAGTGACTGTGATAGTTGGAGGAGTAGTATATCCAGAACCAGCATCAGTAATACCAATTTGAGTAACAATACCCACACTATTGATGTATGCTAAGGCAGATGCTGTTGTACCCCCTTCAGGTGCTGCTGTAAAGGATATTAATGGGACTGTAGAGTATCCAGTACCTCCTGAGGTAATTGTTACTATTCCAATAGATCCATCAGATACAGTGGCAGTAGCAGCAAATCCTGCACCTCCACCACCAACTGTATAGATCTCTGGTTCTTGACCCACTGTGTATCCAAAACCTGGATTAATAAGATCTACTCTACGTATCCTATAAGATTTCTCTCCATCATAATCCACTATGTCATCTCTCATAGATGCTATACCTATAGCAGTTAGTCCAGCAGAAGGAGCAGATGAAATAGCAACCCTTGGAAGACTGGTATATTCATTTCCTGTATTGGAAATAGTGACCTTACTTAATGCACCATCTACTATTCCTGTAGTAAGAACTGCAGTGGTTCCTGAAGATACTAGAGTAAGTGTTTCAATGTAACCTGCTTTCTCTAGGTTATCATCAATATCACCCACTCCTGTATCAATAACCTCATCCTCATATCTGTAAAGTTCACATCTGAGTTCATATACGTAATTCTTCTTTAACTGATAGAATGGTTTCTCATGCTCTACAAACTTAATCTCAAATAACCTATCTCCCAATGGGAAGTATATTAAGTCTCCTTCCTTAGGTCTAGTTGCTAATTCTATATTTGGTATATTCTTAATAAGTGGTGTAATATAATTTTCAAACCTATCTCTTGATATAATAAGAGTTAGATCATCAAGTGCCTGAACACCAAACTTTGATAGAAGAGAACCTTGTCCTTCATAACCATCAAAGGTATCTACATATGCCTCTAGTGGAATTGCTTCTTCAAACTTAGACTCTATGACTTCCTGTATAACAGTAGTCTTAGTCATGTATCTTCTAGGGATATAATAGACATCCACCCCATACATCTTAATCTGTTCATTGATTAAGCTTTGGACTAGATTCTGCTCTGTAGAAGACCCTTGTAGGAAATAAGGATTTAATGCCATTAGCCTATCATATCAAGAGGAGGAAGTTCATAAGTATTGGACATATTCTCTCTAATCTTCTCTAAGTCTTTCTCAGCATCTTCATAGATTTCTCTACCATTCAACTCCACACCACCAGGTAATTTAACACCTTGGAACTTCAAAAGGTTTTGCCCCCACTGCCTTTTAATTAAAGCAGTAGCATAAGGTTTTAAGAATGAATCATTATAGACTCTAGGATACTCTGATGGGTTCATCAACCTAAAGCAGTCTATAACTAAAAAGTCTCCAACAGTAACCATACCCCAGTCAATATCCAAATATAATCTATCCTGTCTCTTGTTAAATCTTATTTGCTTCTCAGT